GCAAACACGGGCAGATATTGCAACCAGCTCCCCGCATGTGTCGCATGCTTTGATTGGTGCCTCTCCGTCCCCTTCGCCTTTCTTGCTGGGCGGCTTAACGTCTGTTATCGGTCCATGCGTTTCCACCACTCCGGCAAAGTCTAATACCATGCAGTCTTTTTTACCTGGTGCAACACGCAACCCACGGCCGGCCATTTGCACATATAAGCCTGGACTCATTGTCGGGCGCAGCATGGCTATTAAATCAATCGCTGGGTAATCAAAACCAGTTGTTAATACATTAGCATTAGTCAGTGCTCTAATGCGTCCTGCTTTGTATTCTGCAAGAATGCGCTCTCGCTCTGCTTTTGGCGTATCTCCAGTAATGCACTCTGACACAATGCCATGCTCAATAAGAACATCTTTAACGTGGTGAGCATGCACCACACCCGCGCAAAAAAATAGCCATGCTTTGCGCTCGCTTCCCATGCGTATGACTTCACGCACAATAGCTTGATTCTGGTCGTGCGTATCTACAGCAGCCTGTAACTCGCTCTCGATGTATTCGCCACCGCGTTTATGCACTCCATCGGTTGATTGTCTGGCTTTGGTCAGCTTGCTTCGCAACGTGGACAAGTAGCCATGGGCAATAAGCTCCTCTATTGTCACTGGCGTTATCAGCGCATCAAACAATGCAGGCTTGTCGGTAATCAACCCATGTCCTAGACGATAAGGTGTGGCAGTTAATCCTATCACCCGAACATTTGGATTTGTCCGATACAAGTCCGATAGAAGTGTCCGATAGCCGCCTTCATCCTTATGGTTTACCATGTGGCACTCGTCAATGATAACCAGGTCGGTATGGCCGAGTTGCTTAGCTCGTTTTACTATTGATAGCACACCTGCAAAAGTTATCGGCTCTCCAAGCTGCTTTTTGCCTAAACTGGCACTGTAGATGCCAAGTGGAGCATTCGGCCAATGCTGGCGCATCTTTTCAGCGTTTTGCTCAATTAGTTCTTTGACGTGCGTCAGCATCAATATGCGAGTCTCTGGCCATTGCTGCAATGCGTCCTTGCACAGTGCCGCTACGATGTGGCTTTTGCCTGCACCAGTAGGCAGCACTAAACACGGATTGCCAGTGTTTTCATCTGCAAACCATGCATAGAGTTGATCTATTGCTCTTTGTTGGTAATCACGGAGCATAATATTTAACCTGCTTTAATGCCCGACGTAATGCAGTTACACGGTCACAGCCAAACTTACGATACATTTTGTAGAATTTAAGTAGCATCATGTATTGCCCCTTGCACGGATAGCTCTAGCCACTAGCGTTCCGTAGATGCTTATACCCGTTGGAATGTGCCTATCGCAGATTGTGTCCTGCGCTAATTTCGCGCATTCCTCGCGCTCTGCCTTAGCGCCAGCAACCCATCCCTCCCAAGACCAGAAAGCTGGCGTTTCTGGTTTAAACGGGTTATCTGTGGTGAGGTCGTCGTCATTCCACCATGCATCAAATTTTTGTTTCAACATTGCTTACTCCATTCAATAATTTGCTTACTGGAATACACGCTTTCTGCTGGCTCGCCGTTGGCTATCTTTGCATCGTCAATCAAGTAAATAGCTGTCCATTCGTTTGGGCTATCTAAGCGCTGCCATGGCACCAAGTCAGGGTGCAATACGTGACTATCACATCCGTTGTATTGACTATCTAGTGGTATAACTGAGTTCCATCTAGAACAAAACATGCTTCCATCTTTTTGCGGTGTAACGTTTACGCATGTACGGCAATTGACATGCTCAACTAGCTTTGTCTTGTGGCAAAAGCTATGCGCGTCACACATCTTGCACTGATACCATGTTGCATCCGTGCTGATTGGTGGTGGCAGTCGGTCATCTTGTGCTATCCGCTGGCCTCGTGCAATAGCTTTTTCTGCATGCTCTTGGTCGTATTGCACATCTTCGGTGTACATGCGGTCATCATCCTTGCACACTGCAAAATACAAGCCTTTGCTTAAGCCAGTGCCGTGCATGTATACCTGCATCTGGGTATAGTGCATGGGCTTAGATTTTTGCAAACCGTTAGGCTCTAAGTCATCAAACGATTTTTTGCTATGTGTTTTAAACTCTAGCAATGTATCGCCATTTCCTATTCCGTCAATGCTACCGCCTACGCCATAATCAAAGCTCACGCCCCGCTGGGTGTCTGTTACTTTGATGCCAATGGCTTCCAAGTCTTTAATGATGGTTGCTTCTTCAAGCTGGCCGCGGCGAAATAATCGCTTAATGCGTCCGATAAACTTAGGCTGTACAGCCCATCGAAAGTTTAACCATATATAACGTTCGCAATGGTGACCAAGTTGACTTGCTCCCATGTGTCCCCTGGGTTTTTCTTGTTGTGATGCATGATAAGCATCTATTTGTTCTGCTATTGTCATATTATGTGGCTCCAAGTATGGCATTGAACTATTTTCTCTATCGTTCTAACATGAACTCCGTAAGTTTTTGCCAGTGCTTCATTAGATAAATTATCTGCAATGTATTTGCGTAACTTCTCACGTTGACGTACCGCAGACTTGATGCTGTGTACGTCAATATCAAGCAACTTAGCCTGCGGCAACTCTTGACCACGGAGCGCAAACTCGCGCGTCCGTGCCAAGTATTCAGCACGTTCTAATGTTTCTTTAGTACGTGCCATGGTTAATTAAACAAATCTAATTGTTGACTATTTCCTGCTTCTTCAATGTTCCGGCAAGCAAGCTCCCAATATTGAGGTTTTAGCTCTGTACCAATAAAACGCCGTTCCATTTTTACAGCACAATAACCTTCTGAACCAATACCAGTAAATGGGCTAAACACTAAATCACCTTTATTTGTCCAAAGATGAATGCATCGTTCAATAACATCAAGCTGCAACGGGCACATATGCTTTTCGTCATTTTCATCGCGTGCTGGCAGTTTGTTTAATGTCCTGCCTTGGTTAATGTCATCCCATATTGGGCTGGCGTATTTTTGCCACATCGCCACTGGTAGATCATCGCCATGCGTAACACGCACTTCTGCATCCCCAGGTTTGCGCATTGTCACTACATAGTCTGGCAATCCCATGCGGCTCATTGTGCTGTTTTCTCGGATAGTTTTGTGCAACAATCCAAGTGCTTTAGTGCGTTGCATAGCCACTACTGGGTCTTTCCAAATGCAAACCTCTGAATGGTAAATAAATCCAACATCCTGAAACGCTCGGATTAAATCGCCTCGAAAGTCTCTCAATCCAATAAAACCTTGACGCATCTTGGTTGTAGGCAAGTTCATGCAATGAAATGAAACATTGCGCCCAGGCTTAATAATGCGGTAAAGCTCTGCAATCAAAAAGCGAAGCTGTGCCACAAACTCGGCATCATCTTTGCAATTGCCCATGTCGTGATCGCTATTTGAATAAACAAACAAATCAGCAAACGGTGGACTAAACACAGAATAATCAATGCTATTGTCTGCCATTCGTTTTGTCCATTTCACACAATCGCCAAGATGCACTGTGTATCCTTTGCCTTCGTGCGTGTCTTCGCGATATTCATCAACTATGTTTTCTTGTCCTGCAAGTTCTTTATTCATAATGTCTTTCATGTGTTCTATCATGTTTGTGCTCATTTCATGATGCTGTATTTCTTTGCGCTTAAGGTTAGCTAAAATCTGGCCTTCGTTTTCTGCTGTAAACAAATGAACTTGAACATTGCGTTTTTGACCAAAACGATAACAACGACGTACAGCTTGATAAAACTTTTCAAATGAATCATCAAGACCAACAAATGCCATGCGTGCGCAATGCTGCCAGTTCATGCCAAATCCGCATATCTTTGGTTTTGATATAAGCACACGCAATGCTCCATGCGTAAAGTCCATCATGCCTTTGGTTTTGACTTCTACGCTATCACTGCCTTGCACATTGACGCTGCCAGGTATAAGGCTTTGCAATAGCTCTGCCTCATCGTTAAGGTGGCACCAAATAAGCCAAGGTTCATCAGACTCACTATTAACAACTTCTGCAAGTGCTTTGCATCGCGCATCAATGCTATCTCGCTGTGCTTTGCGTCGTTCTGCTAATCCCATAGCTAAACGAGCAAACAATTCACCATCTAAAGTTAAATCAGTTTTTATTACATGCTCAATGTATTCTGGCGATGGCAAATTGTATTCAGACCCATCAAAACCAATATCTGACGGATTGCGAATCACAACAGCCCATGTGCCCATCCATTCCCAGAATTTAGATGCACCCCATCCTTTTAGTCGCCATTTTCCTGTATCTCCGGTATCGTTGACGAAGTAAGTGGCTAGCATTTCAGTGCGAGTCATAACGCCCAAAAATTCGCATTGATTACCAAGTTCTTCAAAGTCATTCGGCGATGGTGTTGCAGTACAACTTAAACGATATGGCACACCTTGCGAGGCATCAATAATGCGCGCGCGTGTTTTGCCATCATGCGCTTTAAGAATACTAGACTCATCCAAAACAATGCCATGCAACTCAGTGAAGTTAATGGCATCCATGCGTTCATAGTTTGTAATCCAAACACCAGATGAGGGAATGTCTGCACCAAGTGGCACGCGATTAACTTCAATGCCAAACTTTGAACCTTCTTCAATTGTTTGTTCAGACACAGCTAATGGCGCAAGAATCAGCACCTTGCCACATGTATGCGATTGCACTTCATCAGCCCATGATAGCTGCATGATGGTTTTGCCAAGGCCTGTATCGGCAAATATTGCAGCACGGCCACGGCGTACAGCCCAAGATACAACGGCATGCTGAAATGGCTTTAAATATTCGTTCAGATCGGCAGGTTGATGGCCTGTTGCAATTTCTGCTCTACGTTTGTTTTTTATAAAGTCTTCATAATCCATGTTGTTACTCCAAAATATGCACGTCCTAAGACGTGCATTGATTTACTTACTTACGCGCCCATGGTGGTGCTGCATATGGTGCTGGTGCAGGTGTTGGGGCTGCGCCAGGTTGAGGCAAGGTTGCACCGGCAATGGCTTTGAATCCCTTGATGTCGTTGCTTGCTTCATACTGTCCATCTGCAGGTTTTACAGTCAGTTTGATTGACAAGTTACCACCAATCAACTGATCGGTATCTTTGATTTTTGGAATACCGATAGCACGTATCAAATCGCCCAATTGCTGCCGGCCAATCTCCTCGGCTTTAG